CAAGTGTTTCAGCCAAGCAAAACTCGCCGGGCTGAAGCATGAACGGCTCATCTTCTGTCCTGTCTGAGATGTCGATGCGAATCAGCTCAGGGCTATAGATGCTCTCGATCATCAGGTGATCACCCAAGCGCAGATCCAAGCTGGCAGGGTTTAACAGCTCTTCGTCGAAAGGGGCGACCATTTGGCTTTTCCGGCACCGCGCCGAAATTTCCCAATCACACAGGACTGCCATCCCAAGGATGCAAAAAGGAATCCTACTCAGCTTTGCCCAGAATTTTCTTTTCAGAGGCATAAGCTCCTTTTTGATGCATCTCTGTCACGTCACGCACCCATGGCACCAGCCAATCATTAACTCGTGAACACTGGTCCCAGTTCACAGGCTTGGCGCACTGCACCACAACAGTCGTCCAAAATGCACTGATAAACGCCCAAATCCAATAAAACTCACTCATTGACGAGGATCACCCAACCAGTCCTAGGGCCTTCGTACTGCCAGCGTTGATGAAACGCAGCCTGCCTTACGCGCACGTTTCGACCTAAGTGCGGATTGCTGTGACCGCCCTTCTCCATTTCTGGATAACCGCGAGGATCCTGCATGATCCACTCTGGATCGCTGCTGTTCTTGCCTGCGTAACCGCTGATGATGCTCCAGTGCCCGCAACCTAATCCGCTGCACATTGGCGGCTCGCCACGCAGCATGTTGCCGTGATGCAGCCAACCGACAAGGACAGGTCGGCCGTTCTCAACCTCAAGCTCCACCATGTCGGCATCCCCGTCTTTGCGGAACTCAGCCTGCAAACCAAGACTGCGCAAAGCCGCTAGTTGAGCCTCTACTGAGGTGGTGTCTCCGAACTTGCTCCTAATTTCGTTGTACTCATCATCTGACTTAACGCGGCGATAAAACGCCGCCACCATGGCTGCCGCCGAGCTGAAGCACTCCCTAACGCCAGTTCCGGTCTTGTTGTCGAGCTGGGTGAAGTAAGGCATGTAGATCTGCTGGTCATATCCGCTTTCCTTCCAGGCTTGAAACCAATCTGCCCCGTCTTCCTCCAGTAGCTCCGGCGGCAATGACTCTTCAAGCTGTTTAATTGCAGCCAACTGGTGGGGCGTACCACGGAACCATTGAAAGAAGGGCAACAGAGATAAAGGCACCACCAACGCGATTAAGATCGCCCTGATGATGCCGGGTGACATACGTCTTCGCCAAGGCTGTATCCGGCTACGAAAACGAGAGCTGAGCTGCAAAGCAAAAGCATGACTGCGCCGCCGGCTACGAACCAACCAGTCAGCAAGAAGCCCCTGACTCTCACTTCTCGACACGAGTGCTGGGGAAAAGGTTTTTGCTGACGTAGTCGCAGATCTGATCGTCAACAGTGTTATCTGTCGTCTTCGCGTATGCACGAAGAAGGTCTAAGACCAGCCTCTTCACAGAGTTTGACTTTAAAAATGCCAAAAGGATTGGCTTGATGATTAAGACCATTGCCTTGCCTTGGATTGCACTAATACGTTAGTGCCGATCGCTATGACCCTCCAGTCGCGCCACTGCGCGTTCTAGCTCGCTCAATCTGCCAAACACTTCTACGTCCTTGCTCTTGATGTCTTGATGCAAGATATCGAGCCTGCTGGATAGATTATCGACGGCAGTCGTAAGGCGAATCAAAGAGTCCTGGCCATTCCTGGTTTGACGATTGATTCCTGAGACTCCAAGAGCCGCAGTGGTTATTGACGCACCAGCCACAGCGGCCCAGACTTCAACCACGAACCGCTCCAAACGCTCTTTTCATCATGGCAGACCCGACGAGCGATGATCAAAAGGAAGGCGTCAGCGTTGCCGATCTCGTTAAATGCGCTGTTTTGGTCTGGAGCGCCACACTCCTTACCGTTTCCTACCTGGGGTTTTTCCCGCAAATGAAGATGGACAATACGTTCGTCGCATCACTGCTGACAGGGGCAATGGCGTCGTTTGGCATTGAGCGCAAGAGCAATGGCAATGCAAACAAGAAGCCGACTATCGTGGACAACAAAGACTCCAAGGCTGGCATCAAATGAAACGCACACTCTTGGTATTGGGCGTGACACTTTTGGGATTGCCTGCCCAGGCTGACATCACCCATAAAATCCAATCAAGCATTCAACTGAGTGTCGATGGAGCAGGATCAGTCGCGACAAAGCTCCCCTCAACGTACTCTATTTCTGGGTCTAACATTACTTTGGACACTGCTGGCGGTCTTGGCACCCTTACTGCCGGTTCCGCTGTTGGTTATACTCCTGCCTCTTACAGCGTTACAACTGCTGGCGACGCTTTTAGCTATACAGAATCATTTATTGAGGGAGACGATACGCCGTCCGCCACCTCGGTAACTACTAGCTCTGGCACGGTAGATAGTCTGCCAATGCTGGGACAGACCACTACAACTTCCGGTGGTGTGGCAGGTAATCTTGCGGGCACGATTGATTCTGGTGGTGCTATTTCGATAACGGCGGGTGCGGCTGGTACTACTGCAATAGGACAGGTAATCCAAGAACTCCAAATCAAATAATGTGGACTGGCATTTGGATTACTTGGGGCGTGCTTTGCGCTATCGCTCTTGCTGCTCCAGAAGCAAAACCTTTGCCAGTCGTTCCTAATTTTCAGCAGGGCACCCTCAAATCCACCACTCAGACAACGCAAAAAGTCACTGAGGTCATCAATTCTTACGAGTACCGCACCGGATATGAATACACCGTCAGCGGCACAAACATAGAGCCTAGTGGTGGCAATCTTGCTCCTGCTGACCTCTCAACAACAACCAATAATCTCAACGGTGTTTCTAGCAAGTGGGTTGGCCTTGACCTGCAAGACAAGCCAACATGGACAATCGTTGATCCCGGTGCATCTTTTCAGTTCATCGAAACGGTTTCAGGCCCAGGGCTGACAACTCACACGATGATTGAACGGACAACTGACATCGAATCTGTCACGGAGACACTGAGCACCTTCACCCAATGAAGCGAGTCCTAGCAACGCTTTTGCTCCTTTCCGCTCCAGCGCAAGCGCAGGTCTCGAGCACTGCAGCTCCTGTTGCAAACAGCTCCGGGAGTGTCACAAATCAGGCTGTCCAGGTCGTGCCGGGGAAAAACTTCATCTATCAATACGGCAACTTCGCCTGTCAAGGAACAAGTCTCACAATCAGCCCTTTCCTAAGCACAACTGTTGGCTGGGCGCATCCTTATGAATCTCACTACCAAGATCCCGTATATGACACTCTCGATTTGGTTGGCGCGTTTGATGAGGAAGGTAATGCCATCCCAGATGGCGTCCCCGATAATCCGGGCAATGTCCTTTTTTATCGCCCAGTTCGTACAGGGCAAAAAACGAACTACTCGATCAACGGCGGAATTACTGCCACAATTTCAATCCCACTAGATCGCGCTCATATCAGGAGTTGCCATAAAGCCGCAGAGAAACAGGTCATGTTGCTTGAACAGCAGCTGGCGGACAAGAGACTTAATCACGAGATAGCAAGACTCAAGAACTGCGGCGAGTTGCTGAAAAAGGGCATCAGCTTTCACCCCAAAAGTCCATACCGTGGAATCTGTGCTGATGTCGTCCTAAGCAACCCGCCAGGCAACCTTCCGCCCCATACACACTCAATCCCTACTTCCGCAAAGACCGCTGAAACTTCTGCCGCTCAAAAACAGACTCAACCTTAACTTTCTTCCCCAGCTTTTCCTTGATCTTTTTAATTGTCTTTTTGACGATGGGTTTGACTGCTTTAAGCAAAACGTCCCCTAAGGGTCTCGCAAGAATGGCCGCCGTAGTCGCCACCGCAGCAACAGTCGCAGTCGTCGCGACAAGAGTCGGAGCAGGAAGATAGTTGCCGATAATCGTCGGTACGTCCAACGGCTTGAGTTGTGGCTCACACTTCCCATCAACAATCTCGTAACCAATGATGACAGCAGTTTGAGATTTATTTTTCGCACCTAAAGGAATTGCGTCAGGAGGAGGACATGGCAGCTCTTTTTCTACATTGGACTTATCAGCTGTTAACGGCGCAGCTGATGGGGGTACAGAGACCGGCTGTTTTGAGCGATCAGCCGGTTTTTCCTCAGGAGCAGTCTTTGGGACTGGCGCTGTTTGATGCATGTGCTGCCCTGGCGTAAAGTCCAGCGGCTCATAATGCGGAAGCTCGCCACCAGGCATGTCTGCCACCGGGAATCCCAGCATTAACGTGACAGGTGGCTCTGTCGGCATTGTTGGCGGCGGCAAGATCTGCCTTGCTTCAACACTGGGCACGCCTACCGTTCCAACACCAATCTCTTGAATCTCTGGCATGAAATCAGAACGGTTTACAGCAGGTCAGCTCTGGATAGAACGTAACCGCAGAAGAGAAGGGCCGCCTGTTGTTTACACCGTAATGTGCGGCAAAACCGCAAGGCTATTCACCGAGCCAAAAGCAATCCTCAAATGGGTCAAATGGCCAAAAAGCACGCCAACTGGTGATGCTTTACGCGAGTGGCTCGCTTCGTTTGAGCAGAAACCTCAAGCACCCGCTCCAGAACTTGATATGGCAAAAATCAAGGCTGAAGGCTTCGGACCTGAAGCTCATGACGACGATCCAACCGCCAACACCAAGATGATTACCTAAGCGTTGAACCTGTCGATAGCGCGGTTTAGATACCAAGCGGCTTTCTGCAGGTCTTGCACAGTGTTGCCTTTGTGCCATGCCCGCAGCAAGTACTTCATCGTTTGACCGACTAAGTAGCCAGTTACAGCATCAGGCGCACCAGCGACCACATCCTCAATGACTTCAATGGCCTCGACGCGACCTTTGGTGTAGTGCGCTGGTGAGTTGACCTGATCGCTCATTTCAAGCTTGGAATTGCAGGCCCAGTTGCCTTAGGTAACTCTGGCATCTCAGGCATTTCAGGGACTGGCACCTGATCCAAAATTGTTTTTGTCAGCTCCAGCTTCAGCTCGCTGATGTAATACTTGGTCAGCGATGGGATGCGGGTGTAGAACAGCACGCCGACAACCATCATCGACCCAGACATCGCAAACCCTGCGACTGCCATCACATTGAAGAGCTTTTGCATGACCCCTTAAATGCACTCTTCCATGCTACGTCGCTCGTAATAGCGCTTTAGTTTTTCACACTCTCTGGCTTTGGTGTGCTGTCCCCAGTAATCAAACACCTTTGCCCGTGCCGCCTCGTAGCGAATAGCAGTTGGCAACAGTTCCGTTGGGATGCGGCTGCCTGGGGGAGAAAATCTGCTTCCGTTTAACTTGACGCCCATAGCTAATCATCAAAGAAAAAAACTCCCCTTCCTGCCTGTGTTCAGGAAAGGGAGTGCGCCTCGCTGCTTTACGCTAGCTCAGAACTTGTACTTTGCCCCGGCCTTTACGCCATAGCCAGCATCCATACCGTCGTACTTGGCAAAAGAAACCTCGCCATAAAGGTCAAAGTTTTCAGCCACAGGTGCAGAAACTCCAGCTTTGGCAGAGAAACCGGTCTCAACGTCGCCACCGTCAGGCATCAGCACTGAAGGGCCGCCCTGGATGTAGAACGCACCGGCTTCATAGCCAACGTGTCCATCAAGAACGCCACCACCGAAATCTGAGCCAGAAAAAACCCCGTTATATTCCGGGTTGACGTAGAAGCCGTCGGCTTTGGCTGCAGGAGATGCCAGCGCAACTGCCGAAACGGCGACACCACTCGCAAGAAGAGCTTTGAGCATGGGTGGAAGAATTAACGTTTTCCTTGCCCACGATACTTCTTACGTCCATGGGACGGTTTTGAATGTGATCCATCACCTTGACGTGTCTTTTTAGGCCTGCTAGGGACAAAGTTTTGCCCGTTTATTGATTTAGCCATCACCCACGAAACTGCTGATATTTCTGAGCCAAGCCGGTATAGACGCCATGCATTTCATGGTCAGGCTTGTCCCTGCCGTCATACACATAAAGCTCATTGAGCCATTTCACACGATTCCGGCAAGCGGCTACATCGGTTGCGCCGTAAGTCGCGCAAATCATTGGATCAGGTCGTTCCATCAGCTAGAGGCCATCAGGCCGTGAGCACTTGCAAAGGCTAGAAGGGAATTCACCTTTGCCTCAAGCTCGCGACAATACTCAAGCAACTCCGCATTGGTCGGTGACGCTGCATCTGCAATCGTCATCGTTCCATCAGCAGTTGGCAGGGTTCCAGAGGTTGCAGTCGGGGTAAGATCGGCAACGTGCGTGGACTGGATAGCAGCCGTCGCACCAAAAAAGCCAATCGTGTTTGAGTTGACCTCAAGCTGGGTCGTCATCGTGCCAGCGGTTTGCACCTGCAGTAGCAACTTGCCGTCTTCGCTGTCTGTTGTCGCATCAGCGATTACAGCTTGCACCTGCGCGTAATCAACCTCACGCTGTGCAGCATCAGAGTCATCGTTATTGCCCCTAAAGAAGACAGTGCTAAGAGCATCGTCGTCTTGTCCGACAGCACCATTTCGGTGGCGGAACATTCTGATGTCCGCGCCAGATGATGCGTCATTATTCGGGCACTCCAGACGCAAAATCTGCGTGTCCGTGTTGGTCACATGGATCGGAGCATCAGGCGCAGCCTCGTTAATGCCAACCTTGCCCTCTTGCAATCTGACAACAGTCGACGAGCTGCCAGCGGTTGTGGTGTTGAAATCAATCCGACCGTCTTCCGTGCTGTTGCTTGCATCAACAATCGATGCAGTGATCTCTGCATAAGACTGTGCATCTCCGGCGTCGTCTTCCCCACGAAATTCAATCGTTCCAAGGACATCATTGTCAGCAGGTGACGCAGAGTTGCGGTACAGAACAAAGTTTGGACCCTCTGCTGAGCCGGCTTCGCTGTTCTCGATGATTACGTCATCACCAGTCGTTGCTTTAAACGTGTGCAACAAAGCAGTTGCCGTTCCATTGCCAACTTGAAACCCTGTTGTGGTGAACTTGCTATTCAGTGTGTCGTTCGTGCTGATTGCGATTTCATCTTCTCCACTGCGGAAGAAACCGCTGTCACCAGTGTCAGAAATAAACCCCAGTGATGGGGCCGCAACACTGCCGTCAGGAATGTGATCGCAAAGAGTTGAAAATTGAATGCGCTTGTTTTTATTGGCGTCAGTGCTTTCCGACGCATCAAGCACCAAAAACTCATCACCACCAGCAGGGGCGGTTAGCTCTGTCAAAGCAGAAAGTTTGCGATCAGCCATCAGCTAGCAGCCTCCAAAGCTTCAATGCGAGCGGTCAAATCAACAATTTGATCTTTTTGGCGCTTAATCAAGTTGACAAGGTGGGGAATGAAACGGTCATATTGAACACCTTCAGGTTCTAAATTGCCGTCATCATCCTCCCCATAAAAAACCAAGCGTGGGTCAATCTTGTGAATCTCTTCCGCAATAAATCCCCAATAACCCCACTCGGGATGAGCAGTATCCTCAGATGCGGTTGAATTAAACCAAACAGGTCTGGCGTTTAAGACAGCGTCTGCATAGCTGTCCTCTATCGTTTCAATGTTGGTTTTGTATTTAGCGGAGGATGTTGACCTTTGCAGAAGACCAGAACTGCTTACGTTAACGTTTGCAGAGCTAGATGTAGTGACGCTGTAGGTCGCGTCTGATTCTATTCTTCCCGCACAGACAAACGAATGATCAACACTTGTAGCAGGCGTTATGCCCCCAAGGACAAGCCGTCCATCTGTAAGAAGTTCAGCTCGTTCTGCGCCGCCTGCAAAAAACTTAATTGTTCCATTGCTGCCAGTTGTTCCTTGTGCATCGAAGGCTAATGAGTTGCCAGTAATCGCCAGCTGTGCATCAACACCACTACGTGTAAGCTGAATCCTGCTTCCTTGTGAGGTTGTACCAGAAATATGTAAAGCAGTGGCAGGTGATGTGGTCCCAATCCCCATAAAACCACCACTGGTAATTCTTACTCTTTCTGAGCCTGATCCTGTTAAGAGCCGTATGCTATTTGTTTGAACACCATTTCTTTCAACTTCAAGCCAATTATTGCTTGAATTTGCGGCATCGTTAGTATTTCTAAATCTGAAAATGCCATCAGTTCCTGCATTAAAGTCCCAAGTTTTTTCATCTGTAGGGGCTGCAGTTTGCTTAGTTCTAATGTAAGGGGTGGCACCTTCTAGATGAACTACGGCGGCAGGAGAAGTCGTACCTATGCCCACATTTCCTGTGGCATTAATCAATACACGCTTACCGCCAGAAGTGACAAAAGCCAGCTCATTTGCCCCTTCCCTCTTGATTCCGGTGTTGGTGTCAGACGCAAAAGAAATGCCTGGCTTCGCATCCGTTCCATTAGCGGCAAGGATCTGGCCGTCAACTTCCGCAAGAGTTACCCAAGCGTCATTTGCAGCATTCCGCTGCTTAATCAGCGCAGGCGTTGCACTGGTGTCGACCCAGTATTGGTAGGCGTACTTGGTTGCGGGCTCTGTGGCGCTGCTGTTCTGACTGACGATTGCAGCCAATGCGTTGTTCAGGTCAGAACGGAATGAGCTACCGCTCTGATTGGCAAGAACATAATCGTGGGTGGCCATCTTTAGGTTTGCTCAGAGCCAAAGCCCGCTGCGACGTACTGGAAATTGCGGTCGATCGAAGAATTGCTGGAATTCTTGAAGTGGACCGTGAAGCCAGTTCGCGTGACGGATGTCACCTCATAATAGTCCCCACTGGCAAGGTTAAAAGCCGTGATACCAACCGTGGGCGCCTGATAGAAAGCGTTCGTGAACGTCACGGCCTTTGCTGCTGCGCCAGAGGTAATCGTTGCAGAGCTTTCAGTCCTTGACGGCATGTTGAGTTGATAGCCCAGCTCTTCAACTAGCGGCGTTTGGTCAGGGTGGTCTGCTTCTAGCTCACACTTGAACTGAAAAGTGCGTCCGACAAACGTCGCTTTTTCCAAGACTCGCCAATCGCCAAAGTTCGTTGAAGACTCCTGCATCAAGTGGTCCCCATCCTCAAGCAGGAAAAAGTCCGTGCCTGCCTCAAGCGAAATGTCATCCGCTGCAGGCGCTTCATCGCTGCTACGGAAATACAAGACTGCGTTAGTGTCCTCAGCCAGCGTCCCGTCCCAATCGCTCCAAGCGTCAACCAGCTCAGAGCGGTCATCAATCAAATCACTTGGGTATAACCCGCGTGAATTTATGGTGCGGTCTAACTCGATTGCAAATTTACCGCCAAGATCTAAAACTCCAGGGAACTCATATACACCACTGGCACGACGCCTTCCAACGAAATCCATAGACGCCAATCCATCGATTCCATTTAATGTTGGTGTCGTCGGCCCTAAGACTGGATCAAACTGGACATCATCAATAGTTTGGTCTCCGTCGAGAACCAACCCATCATATTCTGAACTGTAGAAACAATCAATTTTCTCCCCTTGAAACGGAGGAGTGTCAGTGTCCTCTCGTCTCGTTTGAATTAAAAGTTTCGGAACAGCGTCAGGGATATTCAGAACCAAACTGATTGCTTCTACGCTTTTTACTTTTGTCGTCTGGTCTTTCAGCTTGATTAGATACTCGCCATTTATCAAAGGAACTGTGACAGAATTTGCAGTCGCTGGCACTTGAGCCAGCTTTACTGAGTTGCCAAAAGTACCAGTGCCATCTGTCAGGCTTGAATGCCTAATAACCGCCTCTAAATTATTAAGCTTTTCGTTTGCAGGTGGATTCCACTTAAGAAGTCCCTGTGTACTGTTAATAGGGCTCAAAGACAGATTAACGACATTAGGAACAACTTGTGTAATTGGCTTGCCTTGTAAATCAGTACCTAAATCGGGCAGAGCTGGTGCGACTGCTTTTGCTTTGACATAAGTCGATTTTTTTACGGGAAAGCCAATTCCAACCGCTCTGACATGCACCTCAAAGGTTTGACCAGGCTTAATTCCATCGACTGTGATTGCTGTGCTAGTCGTGTTGAACGTTGTAAAACTTCCTTTGTTAATTCGATGCTTTACGTCAAAAGAAGCGGTGAAGCCAACGGCACCTCTCGTCCAAGTAGCCACACCACGGTTGGTCAGGCCACCCTCTTTTGAAATTAGCTGAAAATCGATTGGCATTAGATGACTGGGGTAGAGGGCGTCTGATCTAAAAGAGTTACATCTAAAAAATCAAGCTCTTCATCTTCATCTGCTGCTTCATAGATGCTGTCGTTAAATTCAACCCCAACAACTGCGAACGTTCCATCACCACTGTCAGCGACGGAAAGGCATCTGAATTTTTGCAGCTTGACTAGATCAGTGTCTATTGCATAAATAGCATCAACAAGAGGGGAAAAACTGAATGGTGTATTAACCACAATGGTTTTTCCGCTTGATGCACTCGCGTTTATATGCCTTCTCTCTACATTTCCATCAATCAAAACACATGTCAAAACTTTATTAGAGCCGCCAGGCAGAGTTATTTCCTGATCTGCCACGATCGAGGTTGTTGTTGAGCTACTGATCCGGCCAGACAGCCTTGATCCAGCACGCATCTCATCTTGTACTGCAAAGACCTGCCCAGGGAAGACAAGAGCGCCATCAAGGCCAACAGTGAACGTTATTGTGCTGGCGTCAAGCTCTTCTGACTTCATCATCCAACGCCCCATGCGTTTGGCTTGTTTTTTAGACGTGCAGCCAAAAGCTAAAACCTCTTTCACTTGATAGCCATATTTTGAAATCAATGCTGAGTCTTCGATGCAAACAATGTTTGGCCTGTAAAAATTATCTGGGTCGTTGTAGCGGACCCTAATGCTGGTGCTGCGTGTTTTAAGCGAAGAACCGCTGTAATTAAAAACGCCGCCAACCACTCCAGAGTTTGCAAAGATATGAACAGGATCAACATTGCTTCCATCTAAGTTGCCATGGTCTGCAGTTACTTGAATAGTGTTTGACTGCCAGTACATCATGCCTCTGAAGATTGAGGCAAAATCTTGAAGAACTGTATATGCCTGCGCCTGTGAAGAGACCTGCACATTGCACGCAAAACGTGGCTCGCCATCAATGAGTTCATTTGCATACCGCGCCAACGGATAAAGATCCACCCAGTTCAAATTGCTTTTATCAATGAAATGCCCTGCGCCAAAACGCTTGTTAGTCAGCAGGTCGTAAAAAATACAAACCGGACATGTCGTCCACTTTGCACCCTTCAACTTGCCATTAAAACCACCATTAAATTCAAGACTACCATCATCTCTTGGCGTTGCATTGTGAGGGATCTGAACTCTTTTCCCTCTGACTAAGTATGCCCTAGTCGGTAAAGTCTGAAACTCTTCTGTTGAAATACTCATCCCAACACAGGCTGAGTAAGGATAGGCAGTTCTAATGTCAACATGCTCAACGACAGAAGACCAGATAAATGTATTTGCGCGACCATTTTTTAGCGGAGTGCGCTTGTCTACATCTTCAAAATCTTTGAAAGAAGCAGCGAACATGCGCTTATCAATAGTGGCAGCATTGCTTTGACTGTGCGGAATCTCGCCATGAAATCTAGAATTAGGATATTTAGTGACCTTAATGTTCCAAGGTCCTTTCCCCGGCAGTTGAATTCCGCTTACTTGATATTGATAGTTAGTGGTGCTTATGCCTTGAATAACATAAACATTGTTTGACCCACCTTTGAAGTCCTCGCTGACCTCATCAACGCTTGTCTTTTTTACTCTCTTAAATCCGGACCCGCTGCCAACGTCCTGAATTTTTATGTCAAAGTTGATCTCAGCATCAAACAACTGGCCTTTAACAAGGCTTTCTTGTGCTGTAGAAAAAAGACGTGGGACCGTAAAAATTAAATCAACGCTATCAACGTCAGTATCCGTGATCTGAACAGTTTGACTGCCTGATCCGTAAACTCGTCTTTTGACTCGCGTACCATCACCGTTCAGTATTTCTGTATAACCTTGACCGACCTCTTTGTTTACGTTGATGACATTGCTAGTTTTACCTTTCGCTTGCGGCAAGGCGCTCTGTGTACGCCCACCCTGTCGCAGCTCATAGGAAACATGGCTGTTTCTAACCAGAGTGCTTCCAGTTTGTGCCCTTAGTGGCGATTCATCAAGGAAGATTCCTTTCTTGGCACCTTCAATCGCATCGATCGGACCTTCGCAGAGAAGGTCAACAATTTTAATTACAGACTCGGAATTAAGGCTCATTATGCGTCGGTTACAAGGTTTTCGGTGAAATTCTCGCTTTTATCGCGAAAGTTCTGATAACCGATTGCTCTGATCCTAATACGCCCGCCTTTATTGTCAGCGTCTGTGTCTATGACTTGCACCCTAGTGTCTACGATAGTGTCATTGTCCTCAACTCCACTATGCCCAACATCGATGGCATGACACCACTTATAGCTGTCTGTTTTTCTTAAAAGCCCTTGAATAGTTGCGCGGACTTTACCAAACACAGGTGACTCCCCGTCATAATTGCTCTTCTTTAAAGTAATTTCATAAGTTACAAACGCAGGCACCAGTTGACTCCCAACAACACGGCTTAAACCGTTATCAATTTCAAAGAAAATTTGCAAGTTTTCGGATTTAACATCGTCAGAGTCAAAGTCAATGACAGGATCAACCTTGTCAATTTCACCAACAATAAAGTTGAGCGTGTCGGATCTTTTCCTTCGGATAAAACGACCATTACTTGACTGCTTATCAGCAAACTTAGTGTGATGGTAAAACCATCGCCTAGTCCTTAAGCCGTTAAGGAGTTCAAATTTGAATGAAGGCGTTTCTCCGTTAATAGTGATTGTCTTATTGCCTGGCGCTATAAAAAATGCACCTGTCGGGTCGCTTTCGCTTGTGACCTCTACCTTTGATGAAAGCAAGTGACTGCCGATTAAAACCTTGCCATAGACAAGAGGCACCGTCGCCCCAACACCAACAGTGTTTGCAGGGCCGGAAAAGGCATAAGATTGCTGGCCAGACGTGGCACGGGAAACGCCTTGCGGCCCAGCTGCATTAGTGTTTTCGCCTGGAGAAGTTCTGTCGCGACCTTCAGTCCCAATGCTGGGAACAGTTGGCTGAGGCGCAAGTAACTGTGCGGTGCCAGTAAGCAACAATCCGATGCCGACAGTTCCAGCAGCCGCGGCAAGCGTTGCTCCCAACGTAACAGTGGCACCGGCAACAACACCAAAACCCAGCGCCCCACCGCCAAACAAACCCACAGCCGGGTTGGCAATGGCAACAGCAACCAACGCAGCACCGATCAAGATTTTTCCAATACCTCCTCCACCACCACCACCACTGCCTGCAACCACAGGAGTGACGATGAGATCATTCTTGCCTAACGGCAAATGAAGATCGCCATAGTCCAAAAACTCATCGGCCTGCACAACCGTGTAGCCAATGCCATGCTCATGAGCTTGGGCCATCTCCTTAACGAACTCAGGCTCATTGATGCACAGCAGCTTGATTGCATCCGCAGGGGAACGCAGGTCATGGTATTTGTGCTCTGAGCCGTAACGCTCGCCCAGATCACCCAGCAACCTTACGGTCTGCTGCATACCGAAAGACCGCTGCAACTCTAGAGACATAGTATCGCCCAAAAGGTTCCACTGCACTTAGGGAATCTTGACGCTGATGCAGAATCCGCTCGTCAGGCAAAAGGATTGCAGCGTGCATTGGCGTTGCCGTTCCAAGGCGCATGATCAGCACATCACCAGGTCGCCTTTTTGCGTAATCAACCTGCTTGAACCCGATTGCCAAAGCCTGCTTTAAAAAGATGCTTTCGCAGGTCTCCAAGTCAGCAGGCCGCTCAAAATCAGGCAGTTCAATGCCTTGCAACCCAAACCAATCGCGGATCAACGTAAAGCAGTCAAACTTCCCGTAGTCCCACTGCCTGCCGATCAGGGTTCGATAGTTGACCATTGTTTGTCTGGCACGCTCCAAATATGCCACGGCAATCCCGTTCCAATGCAAGTACGCTTATCAGCTTTGCTGGCCGGGCCGCCATCAGGATGTGAATGCACTATTGCCTCAACAGGCCCAAACATGGCCGCAACTGCATAGTCTCTGGGGTCAATCGCAAAATCAGCGCAAGGATCATCAGCCACATTTCGACAAGGCCAGTATTTGCCACCGACCACAACACCACAGCACTCATTTGGTGCGGATCTTGTTGCGTGCTGTTCTGCGTCAAACTTGAAGTCTTGCACCAGGGAATCCCCCGAACGGCAGCAGTTTTTCATCAGGACCTATGCCCTTACCCTTTGGGTGACGCAACTCACACGCCTTTAGGTTCTTGGCGCATTGATCTTGTGACGCGGTAAAGACTTGCTTGTTTTGTAGGTCAAATTTTTTACCTGGTTTGTATCCACATTCCTTGCCTTTGTAGACCCATGGGCAATGTTCAACAATTTGCCGGCTAGGCAAACGCAGGTTTGTCAGGTCAAGCTTGCCGACCAGTTCAAATTCAACAAGCTCTATGTTTTCCGTTGCAACGCGGTCGATGTACCAAGACTCATAACCACCTCCAAACATTGCAGTCGGATCGGCGCTTGAATTTGTGCCACTTGAAAAATTGACAGCATCCAAAAATTTCTTGCAGGTGCGAATGCGCCTTACCTCTGCCTGCAATGGGTTGTAAGAATTCAACAGAGCTGTGATCGCGTTATTAGCGTTGGCGATCTTCATCTTCGGACGAGGTAGCGTGCCTTTGGTCGTTACTGCAAAACCATCAACCTCAATCGGTACCGCCGCATAAGTTTTGCCGTTAAAAACAATATCTTGCGATAGCTCGTTCGTTCCAGCGTGATAGTAGTAGATCAGATCCACGCCATTTACAGCAGCAGTTAGGTGCAGCTCAAACAGCTCAATAATTGCTGACGGCTCAAGAGAATGCAGCTCCCTTTCGACCTTATTGGGTGTTGTCGTCATGGCTCAAATACCTCCTCAAACGTTGCATTGATATTGAACAGATTGGAGTACGGGAGCGTTTTCGTCCAAGACTTGCAAATCCACTTGTATGTATCTGTGTCGTCTGGAGGAGACCAGTCAAAAGCCTCAACCCCAGCCCTAGCCTCCAAAAAGTCTTCAATCAGATTGGCGTCAGTAGCTCCTATGTTTTGCCAAGTCAGTTGCCAAACTTTCTTGTCTTGATTGATGCCAAAAGTGCTGCGCTGACTGTAACCAGAGCCGAACTGAGCTACACGCACATTAGGCTCAGCCTTTTTGCTGGCTCCGTAGTTCGGTTGTACGTCGGGGAAGGTTGCCATTAGTTCAGAAGGCCTCCAGGCATTTTCTGTTTGACGATCTCAGCTTGAACAGCAGCGCCGATGGCCTTGCCAAGAGCTTTGGACTCCTGTTCGTTACCTTCCACGCTAGATCCAGAAGCGTCAACGTTCACCACGATGTTACTTGCACCAGCCCCAGATGAATGAACTCCAAGCTTGCCTCCAGGGCCTTTCTTAAGCGGAAGGATGGCCTCGGGTCCCGCTTCGCCCATTATTCCGAAATTGCCAGTTCCCCCATTCGCGTACTGGAACAATGTCGGCTTAGTGACTAGACCACCCTTGGCGTAAGGAACAATTTTATTTTTAGCGAATGCAGCACCATTTGCCGCCATCAAGCTCACCGAATCAGGCATGGTCACTGGTGGGTTGGTTCCAGAGCCATTGAACACTGCACCATTCTTTGCTCCTAAACCTAAGAAGTTCCCCACTCCAGGTATTAAAGATATAGCCTTGAATAGAGCCGCTTTTGCGAACATTTTTGCCAGGTCTTGGAGAATTGACCTTGTAAGTTCAGCGAAATTAGCCTTACCAGTGACGACCATATCCGCGAATGCATCGCCAAACTGCTTGACCGCATTAACACCTCGATCGGCCAATGCCTGCTTGAGATCCATTGACCTTTCAAAGAGATCTTTCAAGCCCTTCTGGAAGGACTTCAGAGGAGTATCTACTTCATTGAGTTTCTGCTTGATCTTTTCGTAAAGTTCAGGCATATCCTTCAAGAGGATTGCCATCTCGTCAAGGGTCTTTTTGCGGTTGTATTCCTCTTGAGTAATCTCGCCGGCAAGAACTCTCGCTTGCTGGATTCTGTCCTGCCTTCTAGCCTCAGCATCGGCTTCTCTTTCTGCCTCTGTAGCAGCTTCTTTCCTTAAGTCTCTACCCCTAATGACAAGATCAAAGCCAGCCTGCTGGATTGCATTTGTCCGTGCAAGAACGTCTTCCGTCTCTTGTTGCGCAGTCAAAATATCTAATTCATACGTTAAAGACGACTCAAGGAATTTGTTTTCATCAAGCCTTGCCTGACGGATTTTATCTCTCAAGTCAAGCTCAGCCTGAGTCATCATGACTCGTGCAGCGCCTGATCCTGAGCCATCATCTGCATCTGGATCGTCAAAGTCAGTTCGGTTATAAGTTTGCTCATCCAAAACACTAGACCCAGGCAGCACGGGTCCGACAAAATCCTTCCCGGCTCCAAACTCTCTGTAGATGCTGCGCTCAACTGCCTCATTTAGATCTTCAACGTCTTCGTAAGCATTTTTCAGCTGCCTTCTAAGCGACTGAAGCAGTCTTTTGTTTGAGGTTCTATTTAAACGCTCCTGCAAGGTATTAATTTTGTCGTTCATCTCTTGCGTCTTTTCTTTCGCCTCATCTAGCGTCACCTTGCCATCGTCAATCGACTTGACGAACCTGTCATTTGCCGTTGCCGCTCTATAAAGAGCAACACCTGCAGCAGTTACACCAGCAACTAGCAAAACGATTGGATTTGCCGCCAAGAAAAGCAAAGCTTTTCCAAGGCCAGCAACAGCAAGCTTGACATCAAACAACGCAAGCTTCAAGACGTTCATTGCGCCTCCTGCCGTAATTGCAGCCTTTGCCAAACCAGCAGCCCCAACCGCGCTGCCAAGAACTAAAGCTGCAGAGGCGACTTCCTCGAAGTTCTCAACCAAGAAAGCAGCTACATCTAGAATTAAATTCAATCCAGTCGCGGCTGCCTTAGCGGCAGATACCAAAGCGGGCGCGATGTCGGTTATAAACTCAGCAAAAGCTTTTTGCATCTGAGCGCCAACTGGCTGCAAAGCTTCGCCAATCGCAATCTTGACTTCGTTAAAGGCAACCTGTGCGCGGGCTCCTGCATCCGCACTGCTATCTGCAATCTTCGCCGCTGTCTTCGCGTATTCAGGACCAAGACTGATGATAAAAGTCATCAGTTCATCCAAGCCAACAGTGCCAGCCTTAAACGCCGCCTGAAGCTGAGGCAGTGTCATTTCATTTGCTTCCGCAAACTTGGTAACAGCACCAGGCAACCTTTCACCCAATTGCCCGGAAAGCTCTTCAGCACTTACCTTGCCCTTCGAGAAGGTCTGCACCATTGCCGTAATCGCAGACTCAACATCTTGCGCTCCACCACCTGTCGCCTTAATTGCAGCTGTGACGTTTCGGAATACAACTTCTGCGTCCGCAACATTGCCACCAGCTCCAATGACCGCTGCTGACAGGCGAGTCATACCCTTGATTGCCACCTCTTGCGGAACATTCAGCTCTTCTGTGACTCGCGCCGCTGCTCGCATTGCAGCCGGGTAATCACTCCCGGCGACACCCTTCAATGCAATTTGAAGCTTTTGCAGCTCCGCTGCATATTCAGACGTAGCACCAAGCGCTTCTCGCATCATTTTGACTTGAGCGCCAAGTGCTGCGCCTGCAGCAACACCAGCGACACCACCTACGGCGCC